CGTTCGCCAATACGGGCATTCCTGGCACTTGGGTTCCAACCCTTAGTAACGTAGCCAATGAGGTGGAAGTTCCTGTTCGCGGGCCTCTTGTGGACGGTTTCTTCTTAGGTGCTAACTTTTACGTTTGTTCTTATTGGGATACGGTAATCTTTTCTCCTATTTCATATACAAACAGCACGGCTCCTGTATTTGGTATTCGCTTGTTCAACCAAGGTCGTGGATTGATTAACAACAATTGCTGGACTAACACTGACCAATACGTCTATGGCGTAGATAGCCGAGACATTTGGGTGTTTGACGGTTCTAGCTTTAATCCACTAGGCAATCAAAAAGTTCGTGATTACTTCTTCGCCAACTTGAGCCAAACTTACTCAGACCGAATATTTGTTGTAAATAACACACAAAAGAATCAGGTTGAGGTGTATTACCCTGATTTAAACTCTACCGGCTGGTGCAACAAAATGCTTGCATGGCGTTATGACATTCAAGTGTGGAATGCTCCTAAAGACATTGTGAATGCTACAGATGCTTGTGAAGCACCTAAATATGTTGATTCTGATTTCCAGTTTGCTTCTCGTACTATTGTTTATGCACAGGGAAGCACCTCAAGTTCTCAATTAATTCAAACCAATATTGGAAACTCGTTTATCAATAACACCGCCATTCCAACATTGTTTGAACGAACAAATATTAATTTGCAGACAGATAAAGGGCCAGTTCCGTATTCGTCAAAAGTGTATATACACCGAGTTTTGCCGGAAATTGCTGGTACTGGAAAAATTAACATTACTGTTGGTGGTGCAAACTCTACGGCACAAACGCCTGTTTATGGTCAAACTGGACAAACCAACATTGTGACGGACAATCCTTGGGTTACTACGCAGCAAAACAATGTTCGTACTGTTTCTGTTAAAGTAGCATCCAACGATGCAACAGACACATGGAATCTGACCGCATTGAACTGGCAAGCCAACATTGTTGAGGATGCGTTCTAATGCCTTTCGCCCTTGAATCAGACCCGTCAATGTCGGATGTATCCGGCGCAATTAATTACATCCTAAGTAATTTTTCAACTGGCTTGTCTAGTAATTCTGGCACGGGTGAAATTATTGGCCCTACTGGAATTACCGTTGGTTATCTGTACAAGTATATGGCGATTAAATACGCCGATAACTCTACAGGAACATCTAACTTTAGTAATTCTCCAACCAATAGGCTGTATTACGGCATTCGTAATTCCAATGACCCAACAGAGTCATCTAACCCTGCTGATTACTCTTGGAATTTAGTTACTGGTGGTTTTGGTGTAACCAAGTTTCTATATTACATAGCAACTGGTGGAAGACAAATTAACTTTCAGGTAGCAACATCTTTACCTGATACCGGATGGGTAATTGACGGTGGTGGGTCAATTGATTTGGATGTTGTCACATCGGGAAATATTCCAGTCATTGTTGACTCGTTCACTGGATACTTTACGCCAAGTATTCTTCAAGTTTCCCGTTCGGGAAGCCCATTAACGCCATCATTTACGGGCATTGTGCCTGTTATGTATGCTTCAAATAAAAGCGCAATTGTTCCATTTACTAGCGCACAAACAGACTCTAACGCTGGTTTTGTAAATAACTCATGGCGTATTGGTAACTCATCCACCACGGGTTATGGTGATATTTCCAAAACCAACATTACGATTGGCGACCCAACAGATGCTGGTGATTATGCTCAATGGCCTAATCCCACGGCAATGCCAAATAGTCCGGCATACATTACAGTTCCAGTTAGGTACAAAAACAGTACGGGTGTAGTTGCACAGGCTTCTGTTGCAACAATCCAATTTGTTTATGCTGACCCAGGCGCTAACGGTACAAACGGCACTAACGGAACCAATGGAACCAACGGAACCAATGGAACAAACGGTACAAATGGTGTAAGCGCATCAAGTATTGATATTTCTGGGTTTACAGGATTTACACAAAATTCAGGTGGTGCTTACACCCCAATTAATGCAACTTTAAGTGCTGTACCGTTTAATATTACTAGCCCAACATATTCTTGGGCAATATCTGGCGCAACTCCTACAAGTTCTACCGCATCTTCTGTAGTAGTAACTCCAACATCTTCCGCAACGTCCGTTGTAGTGACGTTAACCGTCAGTGGAACAAACCTTGGTTCTCCGTTAAGTAAAACCATCACAATGCCCATTGTGTTTAATGGTGCAGCGGGACAAGCTGGTTCCAACGGCGTAATGTCGGCATTCCCAACCATTTACCAATGGACAGGAAGTTCTACGCCACCAACTCGACCAACTACAACTTCTACTTACACTTGGTCAACCGGCGCTTATTCTGCTCCATCTGGATGGTCAACAACCGCACCTAGCAATACAACTGTAGGCAATTACCTTTGGTCAATTACTTACCCGTTAAATACTTCTGCAACTACCACTACGTCTACTCTTGATTGGACGGATGTTGCTAACCCTATTCGAGCAATTGCTTACAACGGTTTGAATGGCGCAACTGGTGCTGCTGGTACTAACGGCACAAACGGTACAAATGGACTTAATGGCACTCGTACTGCTGTTTTGGATATGTACCAATGGTCATCCACATTGCCATCTACTTATCCATCTGGATCGTCTACTTATACTTGGGCAACTGGAACTTTTACAACCCCTGGAACTCCTAATGGATGGACGACAACACCTGGTACTTATGTTGCCGGACAGACACTTTATGTAATTCGTCAGACATACTCCGACACATCTACCAGTTCAACTTCATCGGTTACTTGGGCTTCTACAACTCCGTTTCCTGCTGGTGCTGCTGGCTCTAATGGAGCAACTGGAGCAACTGGTGCTAACGGACAACGTGTAGGTGTCCTAGAAGTTTACCAATGGGCTGCTTCAGCGCCGTCAACTTACCCATCTGGCACATCTACCTACACATGGGCTACAGGCTCGTTTACAGCCCCTTCTGTGCCTAATGGATGGGCTTTGCTTCCAGGTGCTGCTGTCGCTGGTCAAACGCTTTGGGCAATCAATACGATTGTTTCTGACTCCAACACAACCCCAAATTCCACGGCATCTTGGACAAGCACAACTGTTTATGCTGTTGGATATGCTGGAACCAATGGCTCCAATGGAACAAATGGAACAAATGGTTCTAATGGCTCCAATGGTGCTGCTACTTTTGTTATTACCCGAGTAGCAAACGATAGTTCGGCCCCAACAAACGCTGAAGTTTCTGCCTTACTTGGTCGCAATCCAGTAGCGGGGGACATTGTTACTGTTAGCTACAACAACTACAACAACGCTACCATTTACCGTTATACAACATCTTGGGTATTGTTTAACACTTACATCACCGGAAGTTTGATTGTTCAAAACACAATTACTTCAGACAAACTTTCTGTTACTTCTTTGTCTGCAATAAGCGCAAATCTTGGTAACATTACCGCTGGTGATTTACAAATTGGAAGTAGTCCTGTAATTAGCGGGACAACAATGACTGGTTCTGGAACTCATTTATACTCTGATGGGCGAATTGTTTCTGGAAACTCATCTAATAATTTAGTATTTGATGGAAATACTTTGTACTTAAATTTGCCATTTTTACAAAATCCACAAACCATTACTCAAAATGCTTCCGTGGCTTCTTCAAGTAATGCTTTAAGTATTGGCCCTATTGATATAAATACTGGAAATATCGTTACTGTTCCAAGCGGAAGTGTTTGGACTACTGTTTAAGGAAATAATATGACTACGAAAATAGATGGAACAAATGGAATTGTATTTCCTGATGGAACCACACAATCTACCGCATTTATAGGATTGGGATTATCTCAAACTTGGCAAAATGTTACTTCCTCTCGCGCTATAGGAACAACATATACAAATACAACGGCAAAACCAATACAAGTTAATATAAGCATTATTGGTGGTGCAGCAAATAGTATTGCTACTTTAACTGTAAATAGTCTTATTGTTTCGCAAACGCAGGCTTATGCTTTTACTGCTCAAAGTATGCTTTCTGCTGTAATTCCCCCTGGAAATACTTATATTCTTGGGGGAACTTTATCTTCTATTAATTTATGGGCAGAACTTCGTTAAGGATAAATCATGGGCGCACCTACACCTTCAATGCCGCAGAATCCAACTAATCAACTAATGCAACAGCCTCAAATGGGCGGTAAAGGCGCTGGTAAGGGAATGTCTACGCTTCCTGTATCTCAAGCCAACAATTCTGAACCAAGTGCATCTGCGGTAATAGATCAAGGTTATCGTTCTAATTTGCAAACTCAACAAGCGGCTCAACCAAGCGGTGGCAAGGGTATTGCAGGAAATGCACCCAACCCCAATCAACTTGTTCCCGATGGTGGGAACATGACTGTTAGCGCCACTTCTGGGCAGGCTCAAACTGGTCAGCCAAACCCCTATGCCAATACTACTGGTTCATGGGATAATTCATCAATTCAACGACCTCCTACCATGCCTCAAATGGGTGGTGGAAAAGGTAAAGGAGCGTAATCATGGGAATCGGCGGCGGCAAATCATCAGGGAATCAATCAACGCAAGTTCAGATGACTCCAGAGCAACAAGAATTGCTCAGAACTCAAACGGACTTTTTGAAGAACACGGCACTTCCAGCATATCAAAACACTATTGCTGGTGCTGGTAATGTATATAACCAAGCTGCTGGACAAGTTTCTAATGCTGCCAATACCGCTTCTAATGTTGCTGGTCAAACAGGCCAACTACAACAAGGTGTAGGTTCCGCTTCTTTGTTGGGTGGTGCTGCTGGTCTTGCTTCTTTGTTTGGCCCACAATACAAACAACAGCAAGTAGATGCCGCATTGCAAGCAGGTCGTGAAGCAACTAGAGAACAACTAGGCCAACAGAATGCTATGTATGGGGGTGCTGGTGGTCTTGGTTCTTCTCGACAAGCCCTTGCTGATACCAATTTGCGTCAATTAGGAGAACAACGTCAAGCAACTGCCGCTGCTGCTGCATCTGCTGGTGTTGAAGCAAATCGTGCCGCTGCTGCTCAAGCATTGATGGGCGCAGGTCAATCTAATCTTGGAGCCGCAAATCAAGCTGCCGCTTCTCGTATTGGTTACGCTGGTGCGCCTCAAGATGCTTATGCCAAATATGCTTCCATTATTTATGGAACTCCCCAATCCTCTACTACGCCAAATTTTTCTGGAACCCAAGGCTCTACCAGCCAAGGCTCTGGTAAAGGCGTTGGATTCCAATTCGGAAAATAAATTATGGCTTTTGTACCTGAACTTCCTGGCATTGCTCCTATGTCTTATGGACAAGGTTATGGCAATTGGCAAAAATATGCGGGATTTAATTCGCAAAACCAATTTGGTTCAATGCCTCAAGAACAACCTCGTCCTGTTGCTCCCACGCCCAAGGTTCCTGTAATAGATGCTATTCCAATTCCTGCTCAACCTAGCATTCCTATGGGACAATTTGGTTCTCAATTGCAACCAAGTTTTGGTTCTAATCTTGCTGGACAATATGGCTCACTTGAAGAAGCCGTTAAAGCAGAAGAACATAATTATGTAGAACAAAACAATCGTTAAGGACAATCATGCCAACCCTTATTGCTCCTATGACCCCAGATGCAACCCAGATTGTTAGTGATAACTCTGGGTGGGAAACGCCTCCTGCTTTGGCTGGAGTTAATACGACTAATGCTGTTCAACATTACGCAGAAAATGCTCCTATTGCTTCAGCTATTGTTGCTGGTCAATCCCCAAATGCTACTGCACAAGATAGAGTTAAAGCGGCAGAAGCATTAAAAGCATATTCAACGCCAAAAGACAGTAAAGATTTTGCTGGTTCAAATGATACTCGTTGGGAAAAAGTTTTAAGCGCCCAAAATTTGGGTGACATTATTACTGGATTTACTGGCGGTTCTGACATTCGTGAAATTGGTCGTAATGGTGCTGGTATTCCAGTCGTAACTGTTTATAACGCTAGGGGCGATCTTCGTCGTTATGAATGGGCAAATGGAGAAAAAGTTTCTCCTGAAGAACTGCAAAAACTTGGGCCTATTGCTTCTGTTCGTGATATTTCCGCTGAACGTGCTGCTCAATATAAAGCGCAAGGATTAGCTGCCCCTGTAGTTGCCGCTGCTCAAGCAGCAAGCTGGGGTAAGACTCTCAATGCTGCATCTGTTGCCGCAAAAGTATCTGATGCTTTAATTGACAATGGCAATGAACAAAAGCAATTGTCTCAATCTTTGGTTGGTTCTTCTGTTAATCCCGCTACTCGCACTTTGCTTGCTAAAGTTAATGTGTTGACCGCTAGTAAAGCGCAACAAGCGCAAGTTGCGCGTGACACATTGAGCAGATTTGTAAATGGAACTGCAACTACAGATGATTGGAATAATGCCAAAGATGTTTTGGGTAATGTTGATGTAATGGGTATTGCATACAAACAAGGTGAAGGTCTTAAAGTAGGAAATAACAAAGTTACCTCTACTCAAGACATTAACGAAATTGCGGACAAAGTTGCTGCAAGTAATTCTGCCGCTAATAGCATTCAATCCAATGCGGCAAATTTGGCAAATGAAGCGCAATTGCTTGCTGCCGGTGGAAAAATTGAAAACATTGATGCTATTACCCGTCTTATTGGATTGAAAGCGCAAGGCAAATTCTTGGCTGACCAACTTGATGCCGCTGGTGGTGTACCAGGATTTACTAGTGCGCCCAATGTAAATCATGCCACTACAGACAGTTTTACCTTGGCTGGTACTAATGCCGAATACACATTGGCACAAGCAAAAGCAGCAAAAGCATTTGCACAAGCAGTTCTTGATCAACAAAAAAATGCGCCTTACTCTGCTCCTAATATTGGTGAAGTAGAGGCTGAATTTGCATCAGGATTAACCGCCAAACAACTTCGTTCTGAACGCACTAAAAACGTCACTGAATTTTTAGCGGCAAACAAAGCGGCAATGGAAAAACTTAATGCTGCTCCAGTAGCTAAAGAAATTGTTCAGCAAGTTAATGGAGCGCCTGTTACTCCTCCCGCACTTCCTGCAATGCCTGCTGGCACACCTGCTGGTAGCAAGCCTCCTGCTACATCAACTTCTTCGCCTACTAAAAATAGTTCTAATACAACCACCGATAAAAAGAAACTTTTTAACGAAATTTTCGGGAAATAATTATGGCTGATATAAATTTGCAAATTGCTGAAGCATTAAGCAGGGGATTGGGGCCACAAGATATTCTTCAAGGGTTATCTGAATCAAAAGACCCTGAACATCGTGCTTGGATAGCAAATTACAAAACCAATTTGATTGCCGATAACCAGCCATCTACCGCATCTATCCCGCCAACAGCACCAAATGTTAGCGGTGTTAAATCATTGGGAAATGCATTTAATAACATTGCTCAGTCTTATGCTGATCTTCCAATGTGGGAACAACTTGCAATTCCTCCTGCTGTTCTCGCTACGGGTTATGTTGCTAAAAAAGCAGGTGATTTAGTTTTTGAAAATTTGCGAGACAGACAAGAAGTAAGAAAACAAGCTGCATTAAATGCCTTGGAGCCATCTGCTGCTGTAAAGGTTCAACAAGAACAATTAAAGTTGCAACAAGCCGAACAAGCCAACCGCTTTGCTCAACAGGCTCAACAAGGTAATGTTGGCCCTGTAGAAGACCCATTGCTAAATGCCCGTGTTCAAACTGAAACGCAACGTGCAGCCTCTGAAGCAGCTCGTACAAAAGCCGCTGAAGCACAAGCGCAATTAATTCAAGAAAAACTTATTGCAGCGCAACGCAAAGCCGCAATGGTTAAAGCAAATCCTGTTGGTGCTGCCGCACAAGTAGCTGCTGCTGAAAATTTGCCGCCTGAATCTCAAATAGGTGCTACTCCAAAGCCAACAGTTTCTGATCTTCAACAAAAATTGGGTATTACTTCTATTGCTGAAACTTTTGCTGCTCCTCCTGCAAATGCAGAACCTGCTCCTGTTTCTCCTGAAACTGCTACGCCAGCAAAATCAGCAACGCCATCAACATTAGCAGAAGTGGTTACAGACCCTACTGCAACTCCTGTTGAAAAGGCTATAGAACTTACAAAAGAAACCCCTGTTGTTGAAACGCCTAAAGTTGCTGGTGCTGTTGCTCCAAATGTGCCAGAAGGTATGCGGCCTAACCCTATTAGTAACAAAGTAAAAGGTGAAGTTATTGGTAGAGGTGCATACAACTGGATTGCTGGACAAGTTGGCCCAGAAGCGGCACCTAAAGTATGGCAACAAATGATTGGAAGTAAGAATATTCCTTACGATCCAAAAGTTCTTCCTCAAATGTTTGAAGACTATAAACTTGCAACAATGGCTGGTGGAGAACCTGGCGTTTTTCCTGACAATTCAGGCAAAGTAACTCAAAAAGGTGGAGCTTATCCACGTTCAGCTTTTGTCCCTGATTACATTAAAGGCGCTGTTACTCCTAGTGCATTGGCTACAACGGCGGTTGCTGCTGCATTGCCAGCATTAGGTATTGCTGCTTATCGCAAATATCAAGGAAATGAGGCTGCTGTAAATGCAAGTCTGCAAGATGCAAAAGACTCGTTGCAGTCTTTGGCTACAATGCCTTATGACGTAAGCAAAGCCGCTTTGAAGGGTGATTTTGGACCACTTAAAGATTTAATGTTAAGCATGAATCCTGGGTCTTTGTTGTTCAATGAAATGAATAAGAATGATGAAGCAATCATTAAAAAGATGATCCAAAAAGAAAAAGTTGGTGCTGGTCGTGGTATGCAAGGTGTTCCCCCTCCTACTCGGTAACAATCATGGAAACTCAACAAATCATTGATGCGGTTTTAGGTGCTGGTCTTTCCGTGATGGGCTGGTTTGCTCGTGAAATGTGGTCTGCTGTCAAAGAACTGAAATCAGACTTGTCTAAACTGCGTGAAGACCTACCAGCAACGTATATCTTTAAAGACGATTACCGTTCCGATATGCGTGATATCAAAGATATGTTGAACAAGATATTTGACAAGCTAGACGGCAAGCAAGACAAATGATAGACCCCATAACCGCCTTTGCTACTGCTCAAGCCGCTATCAAAGGGGTACAAGCCGCCATTAAGATGGGCAAGGACATTCACGCCATGAGTGGCGACCTAATGAAGTTCTTTGAGGCTAAAGACGTTGTTGCCAAAGCAGCTTCAGCACCAAAAAAAGGCTTTGCAAAGTCTGACACCGCACAGGCTTTTGAAGCAGTCCTTCATGCCAAACAACTCCAAGACGCTGAAAACGAACTCAAGCAACATTTAATCTGGTCTGGACAAGCTGACGTATGGCAAGCCATCGTTATGGAGCGCAACAACATTGTTCAGAAGCGTAAATCAGAGGAAATAGCTATGGAAAAAGCTAAGGCTAAAAAGCGCAAAGAAGTTCAAGAGGCTTTGTCTATGGTGTTTTACATCGTAGCCGCTATTGCTTTGATTGCACTTGTAGCGTGGGGCACTACGGAATACGTTGATTTTATGAGGAAATGATATGTTATTAGACTCAATTCTTGGCATTGGTAATAAGCTGATTGACAAACTTATCCCCGACCCAGAAGCAAAAGCCAAAGCGCAACTTGAACTGGCTACTCTTGCTCAAAACGGTGAACTCGCAAAAATGGCGAATGAAACCGACATTTACAAAACAGAACAAAGCAACGTCACAGACCGCTGGAAAGCAGATGCTGCTACTGACAGTTGGCTTGCTGTAAATATTCGCCCATTGAGCCTTGTAGCCATCTTCGTGGGCTATTTCCTGTTTGCTCTTATGTCTGCTTTTGGCTACAACGCCAATGAAGGCTACGTCAATCTTTTGGGGCAATGGGGAATGCTCATCATGTCGGCCTACTTTGGCGGTAAGACTCTCGAAAACATCATCGCAATGAAAACCAAATGAACCAAAACTTTGAAACTGCACTAGCCCATATTCTTCAATCAGAGGGTGGTTTTGTTAACCATCCCAAAGACCCGGGCGGCATGACCAATCTAGGTTGCACTAAAGCAACTTGGGAAGAGTTTGTTGGTCATCCCGTATCAGAAGCCGATATGCGAGCCTTGACACCCAAAGACGTTGCTCCTTTGTACAAGCGCAAGTATTGGGACAAGATTTCTGGCGACCAACTTCCTGCTGGCCTTGATTACGCTGTCTTTGATGCCGCCATCAACAGTGGGCCAGGTCGTGCAGCAAAGTGGCTTCAAGAAGTTGTAGGCGTTCAGGCTGATGGTGTTATTGGATACAAAACAATCGTTGCCTTACAAGAAACGCCACTTGCAAGAATCCTTGCCTTGTACAACGACAAGCGGCTTCAGTTCTTAGAAAGCCTCCCGACCTTTGCTACGTTTGGTAAGGGTTGGTCTAATCGTGTCTCTTCTGTACAAACAATCTCATCATCCATGTTGACGTAACAAAAGTGTGATACGTTCGAAAAGTTTCAACAAAAGGGGTAATGTAATGAGTTTGCCAGATGCTGAATTTATTGAACTTTGGAAGCAACATAAATCACCTGCCATTATGGCAAAAGTAATGGGAACAAATCTCCGCAATGTTTACCGGCGTAGAGATAATCTTGCACAAAAGTACAACATAAGCCTTGAGACTCATAAAGAAGTTAAAACTTGGGCACCACCTGCACCTAAATCTGAACTAGGAATTGAGAATGGGACAGTTATTGTTTTTTCTGACGCTCATTTCTGGCCTGGGATACGGACTACTGCTTTTCAGGGCTTACTATGGGCAATTGAAAAGCTACAACCGAAAGCAGTTATTTGCAATGGCGATGCTTTTGACGGTGCATCTGTCTCTCGCCATCCACCTTTGGGATGGAGTCGTACACCTAGTCTGATTGAAGAACTCAACACCTGCAAAGAAATGTTGGGGGAGGTGTCTGAACTTACAAAGAAGGCTCGTCATAACGCCAATCTGATCTATACGATGGGCAACCACGATGCTCGATTTGAGATGCGTCTTGCTGCCAACGCTCCGCAGTACGTCAACACTCCTGGCTTCAAGCTGGAAGACCACTTCCCCGACTGGAAGTTCTGTATGCTTACTTGGGTGACTGATGATCTTATTGTCAAACACCGCTATAAAGGTGGCATTCACGCTTCCCACAACAACACCGTAGGGGCTGGTAAAAGCATCGTAACGGGTCATTTGCACAGTCTGAAGGTCACACCCTTTGCAGACTACAACGGCAACCGTTTCGGCGTGGATACGGGTACTCTTGCAGAACCCTATGGCCCTCAGTTTGAGTACGGTGAAGGCAACCCGTTGAACCACCGTTCAGGGTTTGCTGTACTGACAATCAAAGATGGCAAGCTGCTTTGGCCTGAACTTGTCCACAAATGGGAAGACGGCAAGATTGAATTCCGTGGGGAAGTAATCGATGTTAGTGGTCTCTAAGGAACAAAAAAGCCCATCTATGCGTACATAAATGGGCCTTTTGTTCTTATAGAGTTTATTATTCTTCTTCGGCTTCGGCTTCGTCTTCTACCAACAGCCACTCTCCGACTTCTTCGTCCAGCCAGTACCAAGCATCATGCTCGGCATCGTACCAGCAGAAGCACTCAGAATCTTCGTCATAGACGTACTCTTCGCCTTCGGCAAAGTAGTAATCAATGTCTTCTGGAATCTCATATTCCTGCACTTCATCATCTTCCACTTCTTCAATGTCGGTATTGCCAAAGGCTTGAACCGCTTGCAAGAACTGCAAAATGGACTCGGTGGAATACTCAAAAAAACCACCTTCTGGCAAATCTACAGCAACAGTAAAAAACATAGTAATCTCCAAAGTTTAACCACAGCAATACCGCTGTGATTACATCTTACACATTTTTTACGACGATTTTGTAACCATCTTTATGTTCCAAAATTGTACCTTTTCGTAACTCTGAAATAGCAAACTTTAGATCATTTCTAAGTTGTTCTATTGCTTCCTCTTGTTCAATCATACGAATATGCGCTTCCATAGCAAAGTCTGCTAAGTTCTTATTACTCCACGCAGCAAAATTAGGTAGTTTTTTCATTTTTATTGGGCTTTGGACAATTTTCTGGAACATTAACAACGCACCAAACAGCACTAAGATACTTTTGTGTGCCACGATACTGCCAGCGGTCAATATAAGCGTCTGGCATTGATTTAACGACTGCCAAAATCCTTCCCTCTGGTGCTTTTACGATCTCATTGATTTGGGCGCAAGTTAAGCCGTCTGGATGCGCTCTTAATACTTCTCGTACTTCTTTGTTATAGCTATACATTAACTGTTCTTCTCCTTGAGTTTGTCTTCGATGTATTGGATTCGGGCGAGCAACGACAATAAAATATCAGCAATTTCATCCCGCTCTAGATGCCTACTTCCGCCGAATAATTTGCGAATTTCTTTTTCCAAAGTGTCAGTCATGTGTTCTTCTCCTTGAGTTTGGCTTCGACGGCTCTCATTAAATCAGCCCAACTTGTTCCTTTTGTGGATTCCCATTTGGTATAGATTTCTGTAATCTGCTCATCCGTCAGCCCCACCCACGGGCGCTGTTTCTTGCCGTCAAGAAGTCCGCTCATGTAGGCGATGGTGAGTTCGTCAGGCTCCTGCGCTGGCTGTGCTAGGGCTGCTTCAATGGCAGGTAACACATGATCAGCCAACGAACCACACCAACCAGTTTCAAAGGATATTGCATTCTCCGCAATGTCTTTTAAGGCTGCATAGGCTTCTTTCAATGCTTCTTCTTTAGTCAAAATGGGGACTCCTCATAGTTGTCGGGATTGAACTTAACAGGCGGCTCTTTAGCAGGCACAGGCCGTGGAAATGGTGGGAAAGGCCACATCACAACCCCCTGCTTTTGATAGACAAGAAATCGTTAGCACCTGGGCGTACATAGCCTTCCTGCGACTTGTACACAGGACGCTCCCACAGGTTCATGGTTGGTGCTGGTACGGCATCAGGGTCTTTGGGCAAAGGCACAAAGCCTGTGCGATACTTCTTTTGCTCTTTGTCGCCTGTGCTATTGTTAAATGATGACAAAGTTGCTTGTTTGTTGACGCGCATTGCTTTGCGTTTCATTGCGTCTGGGTTTCCGGCTTGAAGAATCATTTGATTAATTTATCTATAAATGATGGTGTGCAAGTCTTAGACAGCACTAGAGGGATAGATGCGTAAGCGTATCCAAGGCAAAACATCAGGGCTGCGAAAGCCCCCAATGCTGCTAGACCTCGGATAGCAAGGTCATAAGCGGCTTTCATTCTTTGACAAACACACCATTGGGCAACAAGATGCCTTTGCGGTTCTTGATCTGGTCGTAAGCCACTTCCATGCAAGACACCAAGTTAATGTCACGCAAAGCGCAATAGACCACCAAGCAGACCATCACATCGCCCACAGCGTCAATAATTTCATCTTCGTGGTTTTTGATGGTGGCATCTGACAATTCACCCATTTCGCTAACGGCCTTGAGCAATTGCGTTGCTGGTGTACTGTTGGGAATAATCTTTCGAGCCTCGGCCCAATGGATAATTTTCATTTCTAAATCGGCATAAGTAGTCATATAAATCCTATAAAAATAAATGGGTGGGGGTACTCGCTGCGTCTGGTTGACCGCCGTTCCGCAGTCCCCTGTACCAGCATCCGCTTTCCCCCCGAAAATCAGAACGGGAGATCGTCATCCATTTCAGGCTTGGCCTTGGGCTTTGCCGCTGGCTGTGCCTGTTGTGCTTTCTTCAGAATGGTAGCGTTGAACTTATCGCTGCCCCAAACGTGTTTCCACCAGGTTCCATTATCTTTTTTACGGGCAGGGTAGCTAAGAAAATCACCCTTAGCACCGCTTTTGATAGAGCAGCCCTTGATAGACAGGAATGCTTCTGCACCCTCTTCGCTGTGGAGATTGATGTTGAATGAAGGGTACTTGCCTTCGTGGTGTTTAATGGAGATAAACATTATTTGCTTTTAGTGGTAGTGAGTTTCTCTTTGTACGCTTTGATTGCAGAGCGTACTTTGCTATCCGGCTTCAGTGCTTGCCACACTGCCGTCCGAACATCGTTGTCGGTAATGGATTCCCATTCACCATACATTCCTGCTTCATCACCGTTTTCATAGGCTGTGCGAATAGCCAAGGCAATGTTGTCAATAAGTGTTGTGTCCATCTCCGGCAAGTCTTCACCGGCATAGATGTACAGGCCAAGTCCATGCAAAGACAATGCTTTGGTCATGCAACGCATGATGGCGGTATTGACTTGGAAAGCATCAGGATTAGGGATTGCTTTGTTGCGGTGATCCATAACAGGAAGCTGGCAGGTCATTGGCTTGCCAAACATGGTGACTGTCACCCAGACCATGCAAGTGCCGTTAATGTCCATGTAGCATTTCTCTTCACCTTGCTTGCCCCACATCTGTACTTGGTAGTGAGCATTAGGGTCGGCCTTGAGTGCCTCTGCCCAAGCCCATGCCCATGACAGGTACGTCAGGTTGGCCTTTTTTTCAGTGTGGTCGTTGACGTTAAGTGTCAACAGGCTAAAAATGTTAGCAGTCGTATGCATTGCGTAGTTCCTCTTTCATAATTTCCAATTGAGTTTTTTCGCTGAAATCCTTGAACTCAAGATAAGGATTCTGACGACCGCAGCAAAAGTAACCTTGCCGTGGTTCAAGACAATGAACGCAGTATTCCATGTCTGCACTCTCATCCATAAACGTCTCTACAAAACTTTTCATTACATCTCCGTTGGTTAAGAAGGCTCTATGCTAACCCAACTTGGGTGTGATACAACACTTTTTTTACTAGGGGTTTTCACCTATGGCAGGTACTCACGAACCATGATATAGACGCTTGGTTCTGTGCTGTAGTGTTTCTGTAGCGTCAGTCGTATCACCTGAACATCGTCCTTGTATACAATCCCATTCATTGCATCGAGAACGCCCTTAGCTACATTGTCTATGTCGGGCTTTTTGCAAGGCATTTCTACGCCTAACAAACAGGCTTCTTTACGCTTTTTTGAGTAGGAGGTAGGGATTGGTACATTGATCTCCATCCAAATCGCTATAGGCGTTGTTAATGGCTCATGTGGGTACATTGCAAGCCTTGCTGCACTGGCAATCTTGTCTTCGTACATCTTGGTCTTGGCATCGGTGTAAGTCTTGGTGAACTTACCGACTCTTGAGAACCTTGGCCTTCCCTTGCCTTTTGGGTCGCCTAAGACTGTAAATTCAATCTGCAATGTCATAGCAATTCCTCATCATCTATTTCCCTCATATATGCACGGCATCGGGCTTCAAAGCCTGGGCCGTACATCTTCTCAATGCGTCTAATCTGCTTGGTCAACCAAAGGGCAGCAGCAGGTTTCCCAATGAGTTCTACTGTTCGATAGTAGGACGGCACTAGGATTCGTGCTTCTGCTTTCTCTAGCTGGGCTTGGTCACTCATAGACTGCCGGTGAATCGGTTGCACTACCTAAAAACTGTGCGCTGTCTTTGTGCAGCCACAGACCAATTGCCGGTTCACCATCACCTGAACCTTCATAGTGCCGTTGCTTGCAGCACTTCAAAATTCCATCGTGTTCACCAGACTTGCCACCAAACTTTCCAGCGTTCCGCATATCGTCTTCTTTGCCCTTGTTACGCCACACAGTAAAGATGTTGTCTACTTGATCCGATATGGAACCACTGCCTTTTAGGTCATATTTATCAGGCAATGCTGCTTCATTTTGAGGCTTTCGGATGTGGTGTATCAAGTGTATGTGCAGTTGCAAATCCTTGGCTATGCTGAACAATTCGCCAACAAATTGCTTCTGCCCATTCATGTCATCTTCAGAGCCAACAACCTTCATAAGTGAGTCAATAAACACATGAGTTATGCCAAGTTCTTTGCCACAATATCGGGTCATTCCAACGACTGTTTCTACGTTGGTCGTGCCCATCTGGTCATAAATCCAAAGTTTGTCATTTGACCACTCACCGAACTTGTCAAACAGGGCATCCAGTACCGCAAAGCCTTCTTCGTTTTGGTACTCCTCTGTGAACGGATTCGTGCCAATGTACATTCGGCTCATCAAGCGAATGGTTTCAATGGGTTTCATCTCAAACGATGCCATGCAGACCTTCTCGCCCTGTTGCATCAGAGACATAGCAATCTGTGCCGTTACTTGAGACTTGCCGTGGCCGTTCATGCCAGCATAGACAGTCATCTCACCAGGTCGATAGTAGAACGATTCCCGTGTCTTCTCCCAAGGCATCCAAAGTTTTTTCTCTTTAGAGATGCTTCTCATCCGTTCTTTGATGGACGGAATGTAGAGATTGGCAGATTTGACATTCTGCTTACTGTCCGTCTCCGCAAGGTACTGCGAAAAGTCAATGTTGTCAGGAATGAAATTAGCCATTAGCACTCCATTGTTTTGCCATTGCTTGTGCTATGCCTTTATAAGTTGTTGAACGCAATTTCCAGCGTAATGGGCTAGGTGGCATTTTGTGAACTCTAGCCTCTCTTCCCTCCACAATTTCTGTAGGCACTAACTTTGGCAAGTTTTTCAACCAAAGACAAGTGGCTTTCGTTTCACCATGACCAAACTGCCAAGGCTGAATGATTTGGTCTGGTTTGCGGATACGACTGCTAATGATGCTAATCGGGTTCTCAAGAGCAATAAACGGAATCGGTGCATCCAATAGGGCTTGAACAAATGCTAAAGCCTCTTGCTGAACACCGCTTGCTTGTTTAGCAGCAAAATGTCTAGCACCGGAAACCGCAAGATGAGTGCATGGAGGATGAGCAATCATCAAATCCCAACCATCGTTAATGATGTCAAAAACATCTCCTTGGTAATGCGGCCCTGCAACATCTGTTGGCAGCAAATCACAACTCATTGCATCATGCCCCATAGCAATGAATGCATCCCGTACAGTACCGCTGTACTCGCAAGCAATTAAAACTTTAGCCACAATACAACTCCATCCATCCTGTTGTTACTCGTTCACCATGCATTTCGGTATGGCTTGCACCAACCCATTTAGCCTTTGCCACTTTGCAGGCGTTAAACAGGCGTTTTGCACGATCTTCTGACCTGCTGGTGACACTCACCCTTAGACCGAACAAGAAGCGCAAATCAAGGGCTTCTGGTACATCGTTGGTCAAAGTAACAACAGGATTGGTTCCCATCTCTTCCCAATCTGCCAATGCGCTTTCAAAGTCATCCAAGTAAACCAGTTCGGGAACCTTGCCCTGCATCCGCAAGTTGATGATCTTCTCATGACCTTTCATGTGTTCCCCCTTTCTTGGATAGAAACAATCATGTCTTGTCGGCGAACATTCTTAATTGGGCCGTAAGGCAAGTTTAGGTTTATCGCGGAGAATTTCTGCCCTGTTGTTTTGAACGTATATGTCCAGTCATCGGCTATCAACTCAAGCCATTTGACGCCTTCGGCTACACCTGTACCCCAGTACAAAACTGGCCAATGAGGTTGCTCGTTCCAAACCCCGCCAATTGTTTGTATTAAGTCATTGTTTTTCATGTGTTCCCCCTTGCTCGGATTGCGAAAGAAAGAGATTCCCAAACGGGGTCAATTTCATCTGCTAACTTCGCACAAGCCTCACGCTCGTCCAGAACGGCGTCTTCTAGGCTTTTAAGGTGGACATTGATACGTTCAATCTCCGGCGCGTTTGCAGCCTTGATACGCTCACGCTCATCGGCACGGATGAGTTCAGCAAAATGAGCTATTGTTGACTCTGCTCTGTCACCATCGTACAAGGATTGTTTCCAAAGCTCGTTGTCTCGTTCGTTCATAAAATTCCTTTCATTGGTGTATACGTTGCTTTGCTATCTTTGACCCAATCGGCATTGAAGGACTGCCAATTTCGAACAATGATTTCCTTCAAGGCGTTTTCTAGTGTCCATCCAGCCTTCGCTGCTTGTTTGGCAATGCCGTCGATCACAAGTGGAGTGACTCTGGCTTTCTTGGCCTTGCGGTGAGTCACAAATTCGTTCCAAACTTCAACAGAAACGCCGTCAGGCGGTGTGATTGCCTTACTATTGTTTCTTGTTTCTTGTTTCTTGTTTAGTTGAACGTCCGTTGAAGGCTTGTTAAATCTACGCTCCGCAGACAGCTTTCCAGCCTTAGATGCTTGCTCGATTTTCGCTCTGTAACGGGCTATTTCAATGTCGGCTCGTTCGTTGACCCAACCGGCCTCTGTAAGCACGAAAAATTCATGCAAAACGACACCAACTTCTTCTTCCCAATCACGCATATTTACTTGCCGTGCTACAGAAGCAATGCCGCTGTTCAACGGACGTTCAGCGAGATAGTAAGCATCTAACAGTCTACGATAAGCAATGTCTTCTATTTCGGACAAATGCCGAGTGTGACTGTAGTAGTCCCCAATGTTGAATGGATAAAAGTGCATTATTCAGCCCTAAACTTTTGCAACTTTTGCTTCTTGGGCTGCGCGTGTCCAACGTGGTAGAAACCACAATGGGAACATTGATAGGATTCCAATGGTGGCCCACCCATCCTTCGTCTGTCTATCGTCCCTTGGGCAAGATTTCTAGTGGGATAGGGATGCTTCCCCTCGCACTGGATTTCTTTAAGTGTCGTGTATGTCATACATTCGCTCCATGTTTACTTTCCGACCGGTAGCCAGTTCGATTGCTCGGACTAGCACTGCTACTACAGAGGCTTCACGGTCATGTTTCTCTGAGTGTGTAAAGGCGTAATCGGATGCTTTGTTCAACACCGATTGAGCCGAATAAAGTTCGTTTTTTTCATTCATGCCGTAAGACTAGCACAACTTTTGACAAAAAATACTAGGGTAAACACCTAGTAAAAAGTTTGCAAAAGGTCAAAGTTTGGCATTAAGATAGCGCCATGCTGTTACTTCACAGCGTTTTTTGGAGCTACTTTATGACCACACCCACCATCCATCTTGCTGATCTTGTCAAGATTGCAGAGGCTTACAAGATTCTTGAGCAACTTGTCGAGGAATCACGCTTGACTACTGAACAACATGGACGCTACTGCGACACCATCATTGGCAAAGTTGTCCTTGATCGTGTCATGTCTTCCTTGAATGTAAAAATTGAGGTGAAAGCATGATTTACACAGTCTATATCACCCCCAAGGCTAAGAAGTGGATTGAGACTCATCAAGTGGAAGCTGATAGCGCAGACCAGGCCATCGATAAAGTTCTTGATGACATCCCATACGATGTGATCTTCGTGGAATGCGACAACATTGCGGAGCATCTATGAACGTCCTAGACCTACTGGATAAGCAGCGCCAAGAGCGCAAAGACAAGCCTTGCACCTGCCATGCATACAAGTTCCCACACCGCCGGTATAGCGGCTCTTGTGAAGACGATGGCTCATGGATGGACAACACCGACCGACTCCGCTTGATTGAATGGGAACGTAAATCAGAAAGATACAAATGAAACTCTATAACGTACCGCGTAATACAAAAATCAAATTGAGTGATGGCGTAATTCTTTTATTCCACCATATTGATGGGATGTACAGTGTGTGTACAGACGAGAATGGAGACATATTCCATATCGGCGCAACAGAAGAAGTAACCATAGAAGAACCCAATGAAAAAGTCACCACTAACTCGTAAAGAACAAAAAGCAGCAATTTATCAGCGAGACAAGGAAAAGCGTCTTGCTTACCAGTCGGAGTACAGAGCCAAGGAAAAGGCTAAATATGATGCATTGCTAGCGATTGCAATGGCAGCACTTGAATGCGTAGACAGCAATATGGTTGCAATGGCTAAAAAATGGCAGCAAGACCAGACTGGCTAAAAGCAAGACTAGAAGCAGAGTTCCAAGGCCCTAAGAAGCCTTGGGGCGGTGCAAGACTAGGTGCTGGTAGACCAAGGACAAGACCCGTTGGGACTGCGTTCAACGTCCGTTTAAACAGCCTTCAACGTCTGTCGCTAGAAGAGATGGGTAATGGCAGCGTAGAGGCTGGTTTACAGGCATTAGTAGACAAATATTTATAGGAAATTTATGGAAATTAACCCAGAACGAGCCATTGTGTTCATTCAAGAAAACGCTTTGCCTTACGCTCAGGCCAAAGCAGACAGACTATTCATTGAAGGCTACTTAAAGGCGATTAAAGCCACTTTGATGAACGAATCTGACTCTAGCAGCCTTGGAGCCAAGGAGCAGTATGCTTACAGCCATGAGCGTTATCTTGAGCAATTGAGCGCAATGAAAGTTGCCGTTGAACAGGAAGAGCGCCTAAAGTACCTGATGGAAGCTGCCAAGATGAAAGTGGAAGTGTGGAAGACTCAGGAATACACCAAACGAACAGAAATGAAGATGTAATGAACAAATCTATTGAACAACGAGCCTATCAAGCATTGGTACGGGAAATGGAAAACGAAATTAAAGTCGTGGAAGGCCAGTACGAAAAAGAATTTGCACGGGTTTGTATGCTCATCCGTGTCATAGCGGAATTAGTCCATGATCCCAAGTCAGTCATTCAAGAGGTTCAGGATCGGTTAAACAAAGATGGTGATATGGACAACAATTTTGTTCAATTCTTTTTAGAAAACTATGAGGTGGAATAATGCTTAAACAAGTTAATCCTCCCCGTCCTGAGCCACCTTATTGGGTATGCACTAAATGCAATTGGCCTTTCCAAGCACTACAAGAAGCAAATAAGCATTCATGTGGGCAAGATAAGCCACCAAAGCCAGCATTTAGAAGTTATACCAAGCGCATAGAAATGCGTATATAATTTCCCCGTCAAGTGCTGCCACACAAGACAAAACATGAGGCCATTTTCTCATGCGTTACTCCGAAAGGAACTAGTGTGGCAGCATTAGAACGCAGTAGAAAGTGGCTTTTTTGCGTTCTAGGCCGTCAGGGCGCGATAGCAAATGGTCTGCATGGACTGAACCCGATAAACACCGCACATCGACACACCCCGATGCAAAAGGCGACCAGCGTTGGTTAACCGACTGGTAAAGCACAAGATAACTCAGGTGGAAACTAGGTCTTGTGTATAAGTGAATTAACCCGTCCAGCGCAGCTTGGATATGTATATTGGTTTGTATGGTTTTGGTAGGCATTGGATACATATTTACATATTGGAGCAGGTGAGATAAGCCCTCTTATCCACCCTAGGATTAACTTTGGCTGGAGAATGATGTGATTGAAAAACACGACTATTACAGAAATAAAGACCTACTAAAACTAGCAGAAGACCAGCATTGCCTGTTACAAGTGCCAAATTTTTGCACGGGGGGGTCTTCCACAATTGTGGCCTGTCACAGCAATTCCGGCTCCAATGGCAAGGGCAAAGGCATCAAGGCATCAGATGCCGATACGGTGTGGGGGTGTCACTTCTGCCACCAATGGCTGGATCAAGGCACAGCCAGCAAAGAAGAAAAAGAAACCATTTACTACCAGGCTTATAGCCAACAGGTCGTGGAGTGGCTTAAAATCGCCCGTAGCATCAGCCTTAAACCTTGGAAGGTAGAAGCTGCTAGAAACGTACTCAAACACCTGGGAATACATCATGGATAAGATCGGCGACTTTATTCTTACATTGCTGCACAGCATTACGAACACCCATATCCTGCATTGGCAAGCCCCGACCTATTCGGAACATATTGCATTAGGTGAGTTTTACGATGAATTGTCCGATCTGGTTGACACTCTGACAGAATCCATGATGGGCAAGTACCAGACAGTTCCGACCTTCCCCGTGACTTACCACGGGCCAGCAGCCACCGGACTAGAAGAACTGGTAACGCTAGGCATCTATTTTTCTGAAGGACGCAAAGACCTTCCGCAGGATAGTGAAATCCAAAACCTATGTGATGAAATCCAGGCATTGATCGACCAAACAACATATAAACTCAAATTCCTAAAATAGCCAGCAAAATCAGCCTTTTTTCCAGCAAAGAAATTAGGCACTCAAATTTTTTGAGGGGGGGGGATCAAACATTTTTCCCCTGCAAAAACGCCAAAAATCCGGTTGGCAGATGTGGTCGAATTGACGATCATCGCCAAATACCCCCCAAGATTACCAAAAATCGATGTTTTTTTGGCAATAAACTGCCCCTGTTTTTCCCGCTGCCCACAGCGAAAACTCTGATTTTCACCAGCACAGCGCACAGCACAGCGCATTACAGGCGCAGCAGAGCGCATCGGCGCACAGCAGCGCACAGCACTATAGGCGCACAGCAACAAAAAAACCCGCGCAATGGCGGGCTGTGGGTTTAGGTCAAATCAGCATCTAATCGGCGCAGCGCGACATGGTGCAATAAAACGTGGGTTTTACTCATGTGGCGCGTGGGCTGTGCTGCGCTGCGCTTTATTTCGTCAATGGTCAACAGGCGCAACAGGGCGCTGAGATATTCTGAACGTGTCATTACGTCACCTCACAAAAAAAAAACAAAAAACAGGCAAAAAACAGCCCGATACAGGCCGCAAAAAGACAATCAGCGATAACGCTGCGCTGTGATGCTGGTTGATAATGTGACCGCATAAAAACCCCTAAAACAGGCCAAGATTAGCCCGTAAACCCTCACGCGAAGGGTTTACAGATAACCCTAGAATTATGCGGCCTTGATCTTAATAACGCGCATCATTTTTGCACCATGCGCGGGATAGCAAATTAGATCAATCGATTTATCCCAACAGGCTCGACAGCCCGAGCACTTACCCGAATTCTCGTATGCGCGACATAGTGAAACGCCATTGATTTGCTGAAATGTCGCTGCATCGGGGCCAATAGTGGATCCATGCAAACCAGGAATAAAACTACCGTCAATAGAATCGGCGGAAAAACGAACGGAAACATTAGGCAGCTGGCGCATTGCATCAAACACCATGCGGAATTTAGGGAATTTATGCATACGGGTTGGGAGCCAGTGCTTCACCCATGGCGTGCGCTGCATCACCTCAAGCACTTTCTCTGCCAGTGCCAGCGAATATAGGTCACCAGAATCGAGCCAGCGAAAATAACGATCGGTCTCAAGCTCGGCCACCATATCGTCGCACCATTCAATGCGCTGCCAATCGTCGCGATTAGCTAATCGGGGCGCTTTCACGTTGGGATAATTGTAGTTCCCTGTAGTGGCATAACAGCCTTTACAAGCATCAACCAGCACACCAGGCGACTCAATAGAGCCAGGGCACGTGTCAATAGCCTGTAGCGACCAGCTGCGAATACCATCCAATTTTGACGTTACAGAAATACGAATTGTCATTGTGAATTCTCCAAAAGGTTAAATTTATTGTGAAAGTGCTTTATTGATACCAAAAACCAAAGAATCGATATCTTTGGCCCATTGATTTACTTCGCCCGTGTAGTCCTTTAAGTGCTTTGCAGTGCGATACATATAGCCCAATGATCCAAAGCTTTCAGTATTTACGTACACGATACGATCACCTAGCGATATAAACCCGCTGCAACCCCTTTTATCGCCATTTATGCTTATGTTTTTTAATGAAACGCTATGCGCTGCAGTGAATCGGTTTTTCAATTTGGTTGAGAGAATGATCATTTTGAATGCTCCAAAAGGTTAATAGAAGGTAAAAGTTTACCCTCTTACCTATATAGCATAATAGAAACGTGCCAGCTTTTAAAAAAGCCTTATAAATCAACCACTTAGCACATCTAAGAAAAACCCTAATGTGTTTATATACAGTAGTTTTTATGCGTTAAGTGCATAACGTACTTGAAAATGCACAATTCAAGCGCATCGAAAAAAAACCTTTAACCTTAGGCCATTAGCTGCCCTGAACGTATAGTCTGACACCATAAAGACACGGGTTAAAACTTTGGCCTATCAATCCGCGCAATCCTAAGCACTCAGGCCTAGTTTGTCTCTCATAACAGTAAGGGAAAACATATAGGCGCATAGGGTTTGGGATATCGGGAAACGTCAGACTGGCTAACAAAAAACCCTTTGAATGATCGGGCACCCTTCCCCCGAGTAAATCATTCCCCCTGATTTAATCTAAACCACCCCCCCAGTCCTGGCATCAGACCCCCCCAAGCAGAGGGGGTACCCCTGCGGATTGTGCGGAAAGAGGGGGGCCGGTCACCCATTCCCAAAATTTCTACAAAAACTTTTACCCCAACATTTACCCAATGCAGCAGTCATGGAAAAACACCTATACAATTCCCTGTATAAAAATTTTTACCCAAAACTTTTTTGGAGCATTGCAATGGAATCTCAACGTGAGTGGAAATTAGCGCATCCTCTTGAAGATGTGACTGAGATCGTCAACATGGCGGATCAATACTTTGTGGATACTGGAGGCATTCTCCAGAAGAACAAAGAGATATTCCGTAAGAATGTTACTGTTGCGTCTACTGTCCAACTGTTTGACAAGACCAAAGAGTTCTTGGCAGTGTGTCGGGAAACCAAAGAGGATAGTGAGCGAATGCTGGCTTACTGCTGGTTTGACAGGTTTGGGTATACGACCTACTCCCACGAAGAGATTTCCAACGCCAAATTCCACCATGTTGAACCAGACCTGTCTGCAAGGCTCAAAATACGCCTTATTGACGAAATGATTGACCAACATATACTATGGGCAGCAAATTGTGGAATTCCGGTCATTTGCTCTACCAGCATTCGACCTGAACACGATGTGTTTATGAGGCTTCACAAACGGCGTGGGTTTACTGTCAACGGCTCCTATGCTTGGATACGGACTGAAGAAGGATTGAAATGCTTGACGAAATAAGGCCAGAAGGTAAGACTGTTTCTACTGAAAAGCAGAAAGAGTACGCTCGGGCTTATTCTGCTAAAAAACGTGCCGAGAAACGGGCGCAGAAGCTGGCTACTGGACAAGCATTGCCAAAAGAACCCAAACCAGCAAGCCACTCTCCTGGACGACCAAAATCCGTGGTTAATCGGGTTACCGAGTATGGTGCTTTGTTTAACAAACTCAATGATGAACATATTGCTAAAGGGTTCCCGCCCTTGAAGACGGCTATGGAAGTTCTTATTGAGGCTATGCAATCTGATGAACTAGATATTAAAGATAAGGCTAAAATCGCTGATAAGCTGGCTCCCTTTGAATCTAGTCGTGCGCCAATCATCTCGATTGAACACGTTCAGAATATCAACAAAGAAGAAGAAGTTACGGCTGATGACGCTTTGGAAGACTTTATGGAATCACTTAGAAAGGTGTAATATGCCGCTAAAATCTGGTACATCAAAGAAAACCTTTGAAAAAAATATTAAGACTGAAATTAAGGCCGGTAAGAAGCCTGACCAAGCCGCCGCCATTGCTTACGCAATGAAACGTGATTCTGACGATAAACGCAAAAAGAAGGGTTAATCCTATGTCTACCAATTTCTTGTACGCCCAAGCGCCTAATCGCAAGGGTAATCAATCCAAGCATCCTGCTGAACACAAGTCTGTTCCTAGCGGTTCTGGCAAACTGGCTACTCCTGCTGGCAATCAAGGCGCTCCCAAGGTGCGCGATCCTTTTGGTAACAACAATGCTCCCGCTATGAAGCAATCTGTTAAGTTGTCCAAGCCCGTTGGTTATGATGGCGCTTGCCACAATGATGGTTACATGAATAGTGACCGTAAAAACTATTTGAAGTGAGGTTAATATGTCTGCATACGGAACCGTAATCTCTGGCGGTAAACAGATGAGCAAAGGTCTTACAAAAGGCATTAATGACAAACTGGATGGCCTTGCTGACCGCCGTGAGCGTTCGCAAACCATTGCGACTTCTGTCAACAATGCTTACAAGGTAAATACCCTGTCTGAGCAACACACTCAAGATATTAATGGTGGCAAGTTCACCGCTGGCAAACGTCCCGCAAAGGTCTAATATGATTATCGAAGCATTTAAACGCGATATTGAAAACAAAATTTGGGCTATCGAAGGCGAACTAAAAGTTCTCCTGCACGATGCATTCATTGCTCTTCACAAACCACAAGTTGGTGATGAGATTGACCACAATAACATTGAACCCCCTGCTAACCAATAAGGAATTTTATGGCAACGTATGATATTGAATCGCTTAAGGAAGACCTGCCAACTGCAAAAGAGTTGGCACAGTTTGTGTATGACAAGACTAACATTTCGTTAGACCTAATTGGTAAGCCAAAAGCAGACCAATACTTGGCGGCAAAAAACGCCCTTGAGGGGAAAAAGATTCCCGCTGAATACATTAGTGATGTAAATCCCTATGTAGACAAAAAAGAGTTGATCCCGCAGGATGAGTTGCCTCCTTTGCCAGAGCGTCCAAAAGATTTGCCTGGCATTGATAGCCGCATTCACTTCTTTGGTGCGACTAATATGCCCCATCCTCTTGATCCACAATCTGACCGCAAAGTCCAAATCGACTTCTATAAGTACGATAACGGCGCTATTACATACCAAATCAATGGCCCTGTTGAACAGATCGCTATTGGTGAACGTATCAACAAGTATGGCGTTAAGCAGCCTGAGCGTTATGGTTGGATTGATCCTCGTACTGAAGAAATCCTACTCAAGCGTCCCGATGGAACTTTTACTGAAAAAGGTCGCGGAATCTACGCTTACTGCATTGGCGAAAAAGGCGGCGGTATTTGGCCCTTGATTGACCGTAACTTCTTGGCTCATATTGAGAAGAACGTCACTAATCCTTGGGCGTAATGGAAGACTACGCTGTTCTTTTTCGGCAAAAACTATCTGGTCAAGCAGAGGTATGCGCTCGTAAAACTTTGGAAACATTGCAGAAAGACCTGCAAGGGGCAAAAGCCCTTTCTCCGGAAGACATTTACTACCTTACCTCTGCTGCCCAGATACTTTTAACAATGCGCGATTACTATGGCAAAGAGTGAAGCCAGTAGTTACATTCAGCCCATTTACAAAGAACGTGCGTTAAAGCATTTGGTTAAACTTGCTGGTGGCAAACAATACCTCAAGTATTTGGATGAAGACCAGATAAGGGCGATGCACGTTGCAAGGGACAAGATTGCAAAAGATATGCAATTTAATACCTTAAAGTGGTTTCGTCCTTTTCCTTACCAATCAAAATTCTTTGAAACCGGCGCAAAATATTCTCGCCGTGGCATGATTGCTGCTAATCGTGCTGGTAAAACAATCGCGTCTACCTATGAAACTGCCTATCATCTGACAGGCAAGTATCCAAAGGATTGGAAAGGCAAGCGTTGGGATAAACCCATCATTGTTATGGCCTCTGGTGAATCTTGGGAACAGGTAGCCAAGACTTTGCAGTCCAAGTTATTGGGTTGTGACGATATCAAGCAGTCCTATAAATTGGGAACAGGTTCAATTCCTCTGGAAGACATTGATGAAAAATCCATACGCACGGACGGCGCAAACGTGTTGGCTATTGAAGTCTGGCACATTACCGGTGGAAAATCAAAACTCTACTTTTCGAATTACACGCAACAAGTCCGACACCTGCAAGGATTTGAACTCGACCTCGTTGTCCTTGACGAACAACCGCCAGATGAGACTTTTTCAGAACTTGTTGTCCGTACAGCATCTAGAAACGGACAGGTTATCTGTTCCTTCACCCCACTAAAGGGTTTATCAGGGCTTGTACGCAAGTTCTGGGACAACATTGAGGGCTACTGCCACGTTCGGGTTACATGGAACGACATTCCCTATGAAAACGAATGGGGTGAACCATTCTTTTCCAAGGAAGAACGTGAGCAATTGTCCCGAGACTTTATGCCTTGGGAGCGTGAATGCCGTATAAATGGTATCCCAATGGTAGGCAAAGGCGTTGTATTCCCAATGCTCAAGTGGCCTACTTACAAAGGAATTGACGTTGACCTTAAATCTAATGAAAAAATGGAGCGTCTTATTTCTTTTGACTTGGGAATTAAGAACGACCCGACTGTTATCTCGTTCCTTTTCCGCGATCCTGTCGAGGAAATTATTTATCTTCATCGCCAAATTACCGTTCCTCAAGGAGAAACCCCTGACGAGTACGTCCATTACTTACTTGACAGAGAATCTCGCAATGTACCAATTGCTTTACCGCATGACGCGGGCACGGCTGGTCGTTATACCCTTACAGAACAATCTGTTCGTGAAGTCTTTGAAGACAATTACAATCTAAATTGCATTCCTGGCGCTATTCTTAACCCGCCAAACGATCAAGGCAAGGTTACAAACCACATTTCCTATGGTATTAACGTCATGCGTACCGGAATGGAACGTGGGACTTTTATGATTAATGAATCTTGCGTGGAGTTTTTGGATGAAGCCAGAAACTACGCCATTGACGATGCCGGTAAGTTCCTTGGTAAAGATGACCACATAGATTCTGCTCGTATTGGTATACTCGCATTAATTCAAGGTCATGGTGAATCAATGGTTAGCCGCGCTAATACTTTTGCAAGACGCAGACCAGAAGCCTTGGACGGCAAAGTCCAGCGAATATAGGATACAAAATGCTTGATAAACAAAATCTGATTGTCCCCTACATTGAGGCTCCTGCCGGTAATAAGGGCATTGAGTTCCAAGTCGCCCATGAAGTTTATTTGAAGATGGTGGATTACTTGCGATTGACGCAAGCTAAGAACACTTTCAACCGCCTTTCTGATTACCACTACCTGAATATTCCGGTAAGTAACTCAACAGAACCAATCCGAGGCATTGATTACATTCACCCTGTAGTCACACCTGGCGTTGATTACGCTACAGCCATCATTACCAAGTGCCTGATGCCAAACGGCAAGGTTAACTTTGAGTTTGAACGCTTTAGCGAACAAGACACAGACCAGTCCAATCAAGCGACAGAGATGGTTAAGTATATGCTTAACAGTCGCAATGATTCCTATCAGATTATTCGGGATTGGGCGCAAGATTCCTTGTTGCACAAAAACGGCATTGTGATGGTTTCTCCCGTGCGTGAACCTATTACGCAGTACAAGGAAGTTACCGGCACTAAAGACCAATTGCGGGTCTTTGAAACAATGGCTGGTGAAAAAGGTCTTACTGCCAAACGCCAAGAAATGAAACTGGCAGATGTTGACCTACAAGGTGCAATTGAGCAAGCCGCAGCCAATGGCGCTCCTACTAGCGAAGACTTGACTGATGCCTTAAATAAAAACAAGGTTTACAAGGCCAAGTACAAACTTACTGGATACTCTACAACCGTCCGAGTCAAACACGTTGCTCAACATTACTTTGTTTGCAACCCAACAATCTCTGGCATTCAAGACCAAGACTTTGTTGGCTTTTACGATCCAATGACGATCCATGAGTGCAAAGCGCAGTTCCCATACGTTGACCTTGAGAAACTGGCAGATCACGCTGCTTACGGCCCTGCCGGAGCATACCAAGCTGGCGCTTTGGAAAACGATTTGGCTCTTCATGCCCGTGACTCAACTCCCGTTCCAGGCCAAGGTGTAATTGCTTCTGCTGGCGCTGACCGCTACAGCCGAGTCATTATGCTGACTACCGCATGGATTCGCAAAGACGTAGATAACGATGGCGAAGAAGAAATCATTGAAGTTTGCTTCTCCGGCTCGTATGTTTTGTATGTCAAAGAAGTAGACTTTATTCCTTTGGCCTCCATGTGTCCCAAGCCAATTACTGGTAACTTCTTTGGTTACTCATTGGCTGAACGACTGGTTCCCATGCAGGAATACGCCACTTCCATTGCACGGGCTGAAATGTCGTTTGCCATGCAAGCGTCTACGCCCCGTATCGGCGTAAATCCAGAGTTTATTGATGCGGAAGAAATCCAACGTGGCGTATCTGCCATGTTTATTTTGGATCGCAAGTTTGACCCGTCTAAGCACATTTACGAATTTGGAGCAATGCAGGGTAACCTAGCTTATGTCCAATCGTCTATGCAGCGGTTTGAGTCCGACAAGATGGCGATTATTGGCATGACCAGCCCAAGTGACGTTATGAATCCTGAAGTGATGAAGGATGGAAATAGCGGCTTTAAGTTGCAACTGGCTATGGGGCCAAACCAACTTATCCAAGATGAGATGGTTAAAAACTGCGCTATTGGTCTGCGGGATGTAATCTACATTGTGTGGAAAACTTTGGTTCAGTATTCGGACGATTACAACATTCAGCAATTGGCTGGCGTATGCGCTCAAGGCAAACCATTTATGGATGCTATTTCCATCCAGAACTTTGAGTTTATTGACCGCCGAATGATTAACATTGACATGGCATTGGGATTCCTGTCGGATGAAAACCGCCTTACCCGTCAACAATTGATTGTTCAGGCTCAAGGTGCATTTACTCAAGCCATGATGCAGATTGACCCATCAGTTCCAGAATTGTTTATCAAGGCTCGTAAGCCTTACGAAGATACTTTGCGAGTATTGGGTGTTAAGGATGTGGATAGCTATTTGCCGACAATGGAAGAAGCGGCTAAGATTGCCCAAGCCAAGTCACAGCAGCCTCCAAGCCCTGAACAGCAAGAAATTAGTTCTAAAGTCGCAGTTAATACTGCAAAAACTGAAGAAATTGCGGCTAATACTGCATTTACAAAGCGTAAGACTCAGGATATGGATACTGACGATTACTTTGAATCATTGGCTGCTAAACGTGGCAAACTTAGCGCCCAAGAAGTTGATTAAGGATTGAAATGAAAAGCCTAGTATTGAATATCAGAAGCTACTTTAACAAGCGAACAAAAATTAAAGATTCACGAAAGGAAGCGGATGCAACACGAAGAACTCTAGTTATTGAAAATGGCGAAAAAGCCAATCGCCTCATGGCAAATGAGGATTTTGCATTGATGTTTAATCTTTACCGATTCCAAATGCTTGAACGCTTGGAAGATAGTAGGGATGACAATGAACGTATTACTAATGCACATTATGTCGCTGGAGTCCGAGATTTTATTTACTTTGTTGAACAACAAGAGTATCTCGGTAAAGTAGCTGTTACACCTAACCTTAAAGAAATGAGTTAAACTTATGTCAGACGTAATCGAGCAATCGACCGCCCCTGAGCAAACTGGAAGCGTGAATCCAGTGGATGCTATCGCTGCCATGATTGCCGCTAACAAGCGTAACAATCCGCAACCCGAAAGCAGTTCACCACCTCCAGCGGGACAAGAGGCTAACCCCTCCCCCGAGGCGGCTCCTGAGAATGGTGCTGAACCTAAAGATGGTAATTCTGAGGAAACAGAAACTGTAGATTCTGAAAATAACGACGAGTCCTCTGATGGAGTAAACGAAGCGGTTAATTTTCTGGACTTTGCAGAGCAGAATCCGAATGTAATGCTGAAGATTCCCAATAAAGACGCAGAAGGCGGCTTTGTGGAGATGACAGCAAGCCGTGCGGCTTCCATTCTGGGTCAAGGAAGTGCTATCCATGAAAATGCTCGTAAACTGAAAGCAGAACGCGCAGATTTTGAAGAGTATGAAAGTAAGCGCCGTAGTGAATTGGACGGTTTGCAGATTGGGCTTGAATTTACTATCGTTCCGCAACTAGAAACAGCAGCAAACGAATTAGTAACCTTGCAACAATATAACCAGCAATGGAAGCAAATCTACGATAACGCGACTACTGAAGTTCAACGTAGCGAAGCTGAAGCAGCAATGCGACAGAACGCAGCATTGATTAAGCAAAAATCGGATTTCATTACGGAAAGTCGGCCTAAAGTTAACCAGTTTTATCAGGCTAGGTCTGAATTTGTAAAAGAAACGCTTGAGAAATCTCGGCAATCATTTACAGACAAAGAATTGGCAAACAAGGCAAACTTTACCGAACTTAGAGATAAGTTGGCAAAGGACTGGAAGGGTGCAAATGGAGCATTTGTTCCTGGTGTTCCAAATATTGATTTGGTATCCAGTGATGAATATCTGTTGGGTCTTATTCGTGATGGCATGAAGTTCCGTGAGGGGCCAATTGTCAAAAATGCTGGTGGTTCGTTAGCAGCGGCTAACAAAACACTGGCAAAGTCTAAGACTGTTCCTGAAGACAAGCTGGAAACTCTGCAAAAGAAAGCAAATTCGGGCGATAAGAATGCGACTCGGGATTTATTGGCAACCATGCTTGCATCAAATAAACGCAAGCGTTAATTTTTAGGATTTATTATGGCTACTATCACCTCTACCTCGCTTGGTAACGGCAATGGCTCGTATACCACCGATATCGTCGTCAAAGACCTCGATATGACCGTTTCTAACTATGTTAAGGATCGTACCCCGATCACTAACATGGCTATGAGCAAAAAACGTAAAGTAAATTCGACTCTGCACATCTGGCCCGTGGATTACTACCGTACTCCCGTTCTGAATGCAAAGTTGGAAGGCGCTGCTGTTTCTGCTTCTGACGCTGCTTCCAATACCCGTGCAAACTGCGGTAACTACACCCAGATTTTCACGACCACGATTGGTGCTACTGGCACCGCCCGTGCTGTGGAGCAAGCTGGTGGCGATCCTCAGGCATACCAAGAAGTCAAGCAATTGACTGAAATCATGTTTGACGTTGAACTCCAAATGGTTCGTGCTGACGGCGCTTCCATCAAGTACAGCGGTCAAGCCGGTACTCAGCCTAGCGGTTCTACAACCACCAACTCTGGTCGTCGTTTTGGTTCCTTGTTTGCTTTTGCTGGTACTCGTTCGGGCAACCCAACTTCCGGTACTGCTGTGTTGAACTTGGCTACTTCTGACGGCAACGAC